TTTTTTTTTTTTCAAGCAGAAGACGGCATACGAGATGTATGACTACTCTGCGTTTTCAATTCCTAATGCTATAGTAGTAGCTAGTAACGCTGCGCCTGTTATTGCTGGCGTAACGGCTTTTTCTGCAACCACATATCTTATAACTTATGCTGCTGCTGGTGTTTTGTATGGCGTATTTGCTACATTATCAGGAACTTCTATATCATACGGAACTCCCGTATTAATTTCAGGAGTTCTTAATGGTTATCAAGGGACGCTTAAATACTCATCAACTACTGGCATTGTTATTGTAACTTCTTCAGCCGGCGCTGCTGTTTTATATCCTATTTCTATATCTGGGTCAACGATAACTGTAGGTACTTCAGTATCTGTAACTAGTATGCTTGCAGTAATTATACCAACTGGCGGTCAAACATTAAGTAGCACACTAGCAGCAAGTATTTTTGTGGCAAACGCTGGTAATATTAATTCAGTTAGAGCAATACAATATAACGGTGCATCTGCTCCAACAGTAGGTACAGCTACAACATTAACAAACTTTGGCTCAACAAACATGGCTGGGATTGGCATTGCATCTGCTACTACAGCACTCGCTATACATACTAACGGATCAACAAGTGTAGATGCTCGTGTAGTTACATTTTCAGGAACAGCCGCTCCTACTTTGGGTACGGCAGTATCCTTAGGTTCTGATATTAATTATCAATCAATGAATGGTAATATTGGACAAGCTTATGTTAAATTTATGACTGGTACAGAATATAGTGTAAGTTATATCGGAAACTATTATTGGCAAAAAACTGTAACAGTATCAGGAACAACAGTAAGCTCTCCTACCGCTTCTGCTCCACTTCCTCAAGCTATGACCTCATATTATTACTTAGCTAGCAGTGTTAGTGCAAATGGAATTACTTACGCCCCTGAGTGGTTAAATTCAACAACTGGAATAGTGGGTACTACTGGTACATATTCAACAGGCGCTACATCATATAGGGTGGTAGAAACAAAATACATTAGTGGTTATGGGTGGCTAATAGGTCTTAATATGCCTATGCCTAAAGCTTTTTATACTCCTACAGGAATTAATCAATCAAATGGATTGGCGGGGTATATGCTTACGGGTAACATTGACCCTGTTTCAGCAGCGAGATGGACTGTTTTAGATTCTTCTACAATGATAGCTACAAGACCTTGCATATCTAGTGGCAATGCTCCATACAATACCAATAATTCTATTTACTCTGTACTTATTAAACCAACAACTTAAGGTGCAATTATGAAAACAATTTTAACAAATGAAACTAATGATGTTTTTGGCCCATTTATTTCAGTAGAAGCTATTGATGGCGGTTATTTATGCGATGAAACCATATACTACACAACCGTAACAGGCGAAGTGGTATTGTCAGAGGTGCCTGATGATTATGTAACTCCACAACAAATTGCAGCCCAAGAAGAAGCTAACAAGGCAATTGCTGTAACTTTATTGCAAGCTACAGATTGGACACAAATTCCTAGTGTTAGCGACCCTTCACTTAGCAACCCTTATTTATCTAACAAACTAGCTTTTGACCAATACCGTAATGATGTTCGTCAATATGCTGTTTACCCTGTGGCTGGCAATATAACATGGCCTACTGTCCCAACTGAAAACTGGGTAAAGGTGTAATATGGAATCCCAGAGCTTAATTAACATAGTAATTGGTACTGTTCTTTCAGTTCTGGGCAGGTTTGCTAGACAACTCTGGGATGCCGTCCAAGACCTTAAGCGTGATGTAAAAGCCATTGAAGTTGACTTGCCTACATCTTATGTCCGTAAAGAAGACTTAGAGGCTAGGTTAGACCGTTTAGAGGCTGTGCTTAACCGTATATTTGAGAAGCTAGATCACAAAGCTGACAAATGAATCAACAGCAAAAATTAGAGGCATTATTTGACAAGTTAGTTGGTCAAAGAATTGAAGAAGTAGGTATTGACAACGATGAGTTTGTAATGTATACAGAGGATGGCACTTGCGTAGTGCTTTTCTCTGACGAGGACTTACAACTATATTATGAGCTTCCTGACAAAACCCACTAAGACACACTTCGTGTTGCCTGATGTCCAGGCTAAACCTGGCAATGATTTTACATTTCTAACCTGCATAGGTAAATACCTTGTAGACAAAAAGCCTGATGTAATTATATGTATAGGCGACTTCGCTGATATGCAGTCCCTTTCTTCTTATGATGTGGGTAAAAAATCATTTGAAGGTCGTAGCTATCAAAAAGATATTTGGGCTGCTAGAGAGGCTATGGATGCCCTTCTACAGCCTATATATGACTACAACAAACAAGCTAAAAGTTTTAAGCATAAGCAATACAAGCCTAGGATGGTTTTAACGCTTGGTAACCATGAAGACCGTATCAATCGTGCTATTAACGAGGATAGGAAGCTAGATGGCTTAATATCCATTGATGACTTGCCTTACCAAGATTGGGAGGTTATCCCATTTTTACAGGTTATAGTCATTGACGGTATAGCCTACGCTCACTACTTTACATCGGGCGCTATGGGCAGACCTATCTGTTCTGCTGCTGCTATATTGACCAAAAAGCATATGAGCTGTTTTGCTGGGCATATGCAAGGACGGCAAGTAGCTTATGGCATGAGAGCTGATGGCACAGAAATGAGTGCAATTATTTGTGGATCGTGTTATTTGCATAACGAAGACTACCTAGGCGCTCAAGGCAACAATCATTTTAGAGGTTGCTATATGCTCTATGATGTAGAGGATGGGAGGTTTGATGAACTTCCATTAACCCTCAAATATTTAATGAATAAATACGGCTAGCACCTACGGGTGCTTTTTTTATGATACTACACCAAATACGCTCATTAAACGGCAAGCTACTTATAAGAGGTAGAGGTCGTATTGTCAGGCGTGTAGATAGGACAGCTCGTAAAATTGCCCGTCTATACAAACTACGAGGGAAGTTACGGCTATGAAACAAATCAAACTCTGCGAGTGTTGCGGAGAGCCATACGAGATAGACGATGCTGACATAGACTTTCATGTCTGCCATGAGTGTAATGTATACGATGAAGATTTAATTGGAATTATTGATATTGAGGATGAAATATGATTGGTGAATTTATAGCAACATTGTTTTTAGCTCGTGATGTAGCGCACAGAGAACATTTACGCACTAAAAGTTATTCTCAACACAAAGCATTAGGCCACTTCTATGAGGACATAGCTGGCCTAGCTGACAAGCTAACAGAAGCTTACCAAGGCCGTCATGGGATCATTAAAGAGATACCCATACTGACTGAAGAAGAGAAGTATAAAGAGCCTCTATACTGCATAGCTGACAAATTAGCCTACATAGAAAAAAACCGTTACAAGTGCATACCTAAAGATGATTCTGCGTTACAGAACATTGTAGACGAGGTAGTAGGTGAGTTCTTAAGCCTAATCTACAAGTTGGAAAACCTTAAATGAAGTTGAGCGAGCATTTTACGCTTGAGGAGCTAACCTTCTCACAAACAGCAGTTCGCAACGGTATCAACAACAACCCATCCCAAGCAGTTAGAAACAACCTTAAAACACTAGCTGACAACCTTGAGAAAATACGCACATTCTTAGGCCATCCATTACGGATTAGCTCTGCTTTTCGTTGCATGGAGCTTAACCGCAAGATAGGCGGTTCAGTCAACTCTGCTCACATGGACGGTCTAGCTGCTGACTTTACTTGTGAATCGTTTGGCAAGCCCATTGATGTCGTGAAAGCATTATTTAAGTCAGGCATTAAATTTGACCAAGTAATTGAAGAGGGAACTTGGACACATGTATCGTTTGACCCTAAAATGCGTCAGCAATTCTTAACAGCAACTTTTATCAACGGCAAACCATCTTACAAACCTTTTAAGGAGTAGTTATGAAAGCATTTTTATTAGCTCGTGGTAAAGAATCATCTACATGGAGGGGTCTAGTAGCCCTTTTAACAGCCGTAGGCTTGACTTTATCACCAGAGCAAGGTGAAGCTATTGTCGCACTCGGTTTAAGCGTTATAGGCGCTCTAGGCGTGTTTACAGCAGACAAATGAAATACCTATTAGCAATCATAGATCGGCTGCTTGCTCTATACCAAGAGTGGGCAGCTAAAAAGGAGCAGAAAGATGTGCAACAAGAGAGTGAGCAAATTGAGGCAGCTCCTGCTGATTGGTTTGAGCAGCACTTTGATAGCTTGCACGACTATCATGCCAAAGCCGTATCCCCTCAAACCGACCCTCAACCCTCAAAAGATTGATGGCGGTATGTGTTTGAGTAAAGAGGACACAGCAAAGTTGGGAAAATATATACTTGAATTGGAAAGACGATAATGGCAGACCGTAAAAAACTAGCTAAAGCATTGTTAAGCGAAACCAACTTTGCAGGTCAACCTGTGCCAGGCTGGATTGATGCTAAATCTCTAGCAGAGCAAGAGGCAATTAAACGCTACGGCAAGGACACAGAGCATAACGGTGCTGCTGACGCTTTTAGGCATTTAGTTTGGTCTGGCATGGCTGCTAAAAAATACGGCAACGCAGTGCCTACTGTGTTAGGTGCAGTGCATGAGTTTATTGAGCCTGGGCAGCCTGAAGCTGAAGCTAATATGGACGCAACAAATAACAAGTATGGCCGCTACATTGGTTCTGATGCTAAAGACTTACAGCAAATTATGGATCGTGCCAAATTGCTCATGGATTACAAAATAGCTCCAACATTGAAATAGGTATTTTCACTAGCTTGCATTAATAGTTCTGCCGATGTGTAAAAACCTTGATTCTGTTACTATGTATTTGTTCAATGCAAAAAAGTTTGTGTTGAATAATTCTTGAATTATTACAGACAAAGGAAATCACCATGTGGACAACACCAGCAGCTACTGAAATGCGTTTTGGCTTTGAAGTTACCCTCTATGTTATGAATCGTTAATACTTGTGTTATAGTAGTAAAGCTACCAGAATGACTTAGCGGTCATGTTCGGCTTCAGTAACCGACTGGTAGCATCTAAAATCTTACTGACCTTAAACTGAAAGGTATTATATGAAAGTCGCTAGAAAACCTATTGATTTAGAAAATCTATCTAAATTATTCAATTACGACAATGGCAACCTATATTGGAAAGCAACTGGCAAAAAAGCTGGCACTATAAGAAAAGAAGGTTACATTGTTATTCAAGTAAACAATATTCGATACTACGCTCATAGACTAATATGGTCTTTGTTAAATGGTGAAATACCATCAGATAAGCACATTGACCACATTAATAGAAATAAGTATGACAATACAATTGAAAATTTAAGATTAGTTACTAACAGAGAAAATGCTTTAAACAAGCCAAATAAACCAAGCAATACTGGCATTTATGGCGTATCAAAAGACAGAGATTATTATAAAGTTAGCTTTACAGTAAATAACAAATCTATTCATGTTGGTAATTTTAAAGACTTAGCAAAAGCTGAAGCGTGTGCTAAAGAATATGTTATGAACAAGTAATATAAGATAGTCGCGACTTTTATTCAAAGTTATGTAATAAAGTCGAAAAAAGTGATATATCTATAGGCGGTTAAGCCGACATTAGAGGATGTAGTAAGTAACGAGTTTTTCGGCTTTCTGCGTTACATGTAACAACTACCAAATCTACGCCTTACTTGTTTTATAAGCAATAAACAATCCACAAGCTAGACCCAACCCAAAAGCTGTAGAGTAACAAAGCACATACTCAATTATTACATGTAACATTTTGCAGCCTTTTCAATTCAGCGTTAGCGTAAAATAAAATCTTTTTAATGCCCCTCACTTCGTCAGAATGTGAAGCTTGGCCATAACGATAACACTCCCTAAATATCTCACCGATCTGTGCGTTCATATTCTTTGCGCTAATTAAATCCTGTAATTCAGCTGCCAATTTCGGGAGTTTATAATAATCAGCAGAAGAGCCGTCAGAGCGTTCTTTTGTAGCCCTAACTTGCTCTAATGCCAAATCCCATGCTGCCTCACTCATTCCATCACTCATAGTGATCTCCTGTAGGGCCATTCTGACCTACTGTATCCATGCGTTTTTCGTCCTCTTCAGTCCACCATGCTGGGTCTTTTTTTAATGCCTCTGTTAGCACGGCAATAAAGCCTCGCTCAATCAGCCATCGTTTAGCATCGTCATCCATGTCTATTTCACAGATAGCACTGCCATCATCATTTTCTTTTACATGCTTCACATTAATCATCATTTGTTTCTAGCCTCCCTAGCATCTCGTTCAGCTTCCCTTTGAAAACGCAAATACACATTTTCTACTAGCTTACCTATTTCTTCACTTGGTTCAGTTGGTAAATATTTGTAAAGATTGCGTACCGCTTCACCAAAAGCTTCAACATTTTTAATATCAAGCTTCTCCATTGTCTTCACCTGTGTAATATGTAAGCAACACATTTATGGCAGCTACAATCTCTGCATCGTTGGCCACATCATCTGGGTGAGTAGAAGCATAAGCCAATACGGCATTTTTACTACTGCGTAAATGACAGGCCACCATTGTATCAAGCGCCTCTGCAATTACATTGTTATCATCAAGCTCAAATGTTATTTTCATACCTACCTCATTTTGATGTGTTTAACGAAGTTTTCAGGGTGCAGACGATACTTACTATCAATTCTAATTTTTAACAGCTCTACGGCCTCTCTACGAGCCTCTACGACCCCTTCTGGAGGTGGTGAAAGTAGCCTTAAATCATTAATCATGCCTACAGATGGATAATACGGTAAGATATTTAACATATTGCCTCCTAGAAGATGTTTTGTCTTAGTTTTAAATAGCATTGAGAGCTTCTCCATTTTTTGCGTGCCATTGATGATGATGTTCAGCACATAGCCATCTTACATTTAATGGTTTTGCATAATCATCATGATGTCCATGAGTTTCTTCACGACCGCATAC